TACTACTACCTGGCAGAAGATGGCAAGGTTTCTACATGCTCAGTCTATGAAGTGATAGACGCTTACAGCGAGGTTCTCCTGGGCTGTCACATCACACCGGGTGACTCCGAGAACTACGAATCCCAATACAAAGCATACCGCATGGCTATGCAGACAGCCGGCCATAAGCCCTACCAGGTCAGTTTTGACAACCAGGGAGGCCATAAGAAGCTGGTAGCGGGTGAATTCTTCACCAAGCTCGCGCACATGGCCATACGCACACAGCCGCACAACGGCAAATCCAAGTCAATTGAGAGCGTTTTCGGACGCTTCCAGATGCAGATCCTGAAGAAAGACTGGTTCTTCACCGGCCAGAATATCACTGCCAAGAGGGATGAAAGCCGTGCCAACCTCGAGTTTATCAATGCAAACAAGGCCAATTTACCCACTCTCCAGGAGATAAAGGACAGGTATTACCAGCGCCGGGGCGAGTGGAACAATGCAAAACACCCTCTTTCAGGCAAGTCACGCCTGGAGACATATTACTCGAGCACCAACGAGAAGTCGCCTAAGGTAGAAGCATGGGACATGATAGATCTCTTCTGGATCATGCGACCGGAGCCGGTCACCTGCCGCGCTTACGGTATCAGCTTCACGGAGAAGAAAATCAAATATGACTTCCTGGTATACAAGGAACCGATGGTACCGGATCAGGAGTGGCTGTGGAACAACATTGACAAGAAATTCTATATCAAGTTCGATCCGGAGGACATGAGCCTGATCTGCCTCTATGAGAAAGATGCCACCGGCATGAGGTTCGTGACCCATGCCGAGACCAAGATAGTGGTTCATCGCGGCAAGCAGGAGCAGGAAGAGGGCCAGATGGCACTGATCAGGATGATGCTTGATGAGAACAAGCGCCTGCGCCTGGCAAACAAGGCAAAGATGGAGGAGATCCTGATTGAGGCCGGGCAGGATGCCGGATCCTACGGGCTTCGCACAGCACCTGTCCAGGGACTGGAGAAGCAGCGCAGGAAAAAGAAGGAAAAGAAGCAGGAGTCATTTGCCCAGGTAGAGAAGCAGATCAGCAACAGGGTGGTATTACCTGATGATGAAGAAATCGACTACAGAAGCTTATACTAACTAAATGATCGCACCATGATTGAACAACAGAAACAGCAGATTACCGAGAGATTACAGAATTACTGTGATCGAATTGGCAGTCAGAACAAGGCAGCAAACACGCTTAAAAACGTCAGTACTGCCACCATTAACCACGTATTAAACGGTAAGTGGGACCAGATTACCGATGAGATGTGGCGGCACATCGGCGCCCAGATCGGGCATCAGAAGTTTCCCTGGACAACAGTTGAGACCAGGGACATGAAGATGCTGAACTTTCTCCTGGAGGATGCCAGGGAAAACAGCCTGGTCTTTGCCGTTGTAGGTGATGCCGGCACGGGTAAGACAGTCGCTCTGCGGCAGTTTACCGAGGAAAACAAGGGAGTATATCTCCTGCAGTGTAATGAATTCTGGAACCGGAAGTATTTTCTCCAGGAACTCATTGCAGCCCTGGGGCGTGACTATGCAGGTTACACCACCGGTGAGATGATGCATGAGATAGTCACCACGCTCAAGAAGAGGGAGAAGCCGCTGATCATCCTGGATGAAGCTGATAAGCTCAGTGACCAGGTGATGTATTTCTTCATCACCCTTTACAATAACCTCGAGGACCATTGCGGCATAGTTCTCTGTGCAACCAATCACCTGGCGAAGCGGATCCAGCGCGGACGCAAGCTCAACAAGAAAGGTTACAACGAGATCTTCTCCAGGATAGGACGGCGCTTTATAGAGCTCCAGGGCATATCTACTGCAGACGTCACGGCCATCTGTATGGCAAACGGCCTTTCTCACGCCGGGAAGATCAGGGAGGTTATGGAGGAATGTGAGAATGATCTGCGCAGGGTGAAGCGGAAAGTACATGCTCTCAAAAACGCGTAATCATGGCCAGCGGCATTAAACGGGCTCTTTCGGTCTCTGACCTGCTGAAGAAAAAGTACAGGACACTGGATTTCACCGGTGACTGGTACCAGGCATTCGGCACCCCTGAGCGCGCGGGCATATGGTTTATCTGGGGACCGTCAGGCAGCGGAAAGAGCAACTTCGTGGCACAGCTGGGTAAAGAGCTGTCACGCTTCGGCAAGGTGATCTACAACTCACTTGAGGAGGCAGACAGCATGACGATACAGCGATCATTTGCAGAGGCCGGGCTTGCTGAGGCAGGCAGGAGGGTGATACTGGTGAGTGAATCGATGGATGATCTGTCGGTGAGACTGAGCCAGCCCCGCAGCCCGGTTTTTGCAATTGTCGACAGCTTCCAGTACACGCGCATGAGTTACGCGCAGTACATAGCCTTCAAGGAGAAGCACCGTCATAAGCTCGTGATTTTCGTATCGCACGCTGATGGCCGGCAGCCGGCAGGCCGCTCAGCCAGGAGCGTGATGTATGATGCTGCCCTGAAGATATGGGTAGAAGGCTACAGGGCATTATCCAAGGGAAGGTATATCGGTCCTAATGGCGGAATATACACGATTTGGGAAGCCGGAGCAAATCAATACTGGATGGATTAACATGGCAACAGCACTACAGAAATCATTACTCAGGAGGTACCACACGATCTGTCACCAGCTCGGCCTGGAGGGTGACCAGAAGGAAGCCATCAAGGACAGTTACGGTGTGGCAAGCTCCAGGAACCTCTCCGAGCTGCAGCTGCGTCAAATCATTGACCAGCTGCTGACCGGAAAGAAGTCGAACAAACCCACCAGCGAGGCAGACCGCTGGCGCAAGCGTGTGATGGCAGCCATAGGCGCCTGGCTTCGCTCGCTGAATAAAAGCACCAATGCTGATGTGATCAAGGCTATTGCCTGCAGGGCATCAGGCTGTGACAGGTTCAACAAGATCCCGGTGTCAAAGCTCCGGGCCATCTATTACGAATTTGTCCGCAAGGGGGAGGCAACCGAAGCATCAAAGCAGATAAAAGAAGATTTACTAGACTATTTAAAACAGACAAACTGATGGAAGTAATTGAACGGAGAGACGTGCGGAACCGCCCGTCGATGATCAAAGGAGAGATCTCCTCCCTGGAGGTATTGATCTCGCGCAGGCACGCGTGGCTGAATAAGCCGGACAACAAGCTCAGGACGACCTACCCGGCGATCCTGCAGGATACCACTGAAATGGAAGATAACCTGGTCGCCCTCCGCGAAGAGCTGGAGATGACCGAAAGAATGGCACAGGCATGAGGCAGAAAGGACAGGTCTGGACAGACCACAGAGGCAATGAGGTACCCACCTATGCAATCTCCCCGGTTCTGAAGACAGAAGAACGGCACGTACATAAGATTGCAGAGGCAGCCAAGCTGGCCGAGAAGTACCTGGCGAAGGTAGTTGCTCTCACCAGGGAGGCATATGAAGAGGTTTATGAGGCAAAGATCCATGACGCAAAGATCAAGGGTCACAAGCCTCCTACTGATGGCATGTCCATCAACGCATTTGACGGCTCGATCTCGGTTAAGATCACTAAGCCTGACAATGTGTATTTCGACACAACCTATACGGCTATTGTCAAGGAGAAGTTTGATGAGTACTTCAGGAGCTTTGAAGGCAGTGAGGCCGTTGAGTTCCTTCGTGACCTGGTCAATGATCTGCTGTATTCGCCTGGCGGGAACGTAGACATGGGCAAGGTGCTCAAGCTTCGCAAATATCGCGACCGGCTACAGTCATCGAGACAGCTGAGCAAAAATGGAGTCATATTCATTGAGGCCGTGGATCTCTTTGACAAGGCTATCCGCAGTAAGCCCGGAAATATGGGCATATACGTTGATGTTGCCGATGAGCATAAGAAGCTCCGGAGGGTTAACCTTAAATACACCGACCTATGAGAACGCCGGATCTTATCACCTGGGATGCTTCGAGCAAGCACCGCCAGTTTGACAAGTCGCCCAGAATTGGATTTACCAAATCAGGCGTTATCAGCCTCAACCCATCTGCCCAGGCATTACTTGGTATAACCGCAGGTGATTACATCATCTTTTACCAGGACAGAAATGAGCCTAAGTCATGGTGGGTTGCAAAGTCTGATGCCGAGCATGGTGTTGTTACCAGGGCTATCAAGAAGGGCGGATCCAAAAATCTTCTTGTTAACTGGTCCGCAGTGGCTAAGACCTTTCGGTCATCGACCGGGCAGAGTGGCAGCTGCAGGTGCCAGGTAGACATAGAAGCGGTTGAAGGGAAGTATGAGCTGATCACTGCTGCTTTGAAATCATGAAGAGACTCTTCATAACGGCCTTCCTGCAGGTGGCTATGGTCAGCGCCAATACTTACTTTATCAGTAAGGTTGCCTGGCTTGGAATAGCCGCCTGCGGGTTTGGCATAAGTTATCTCTGGACAGTCAATGTAAGGAAGATTTCTGCGAGTACGACGAAGGAGCGTATTGCATATGCCTCCGGGGCCATGCTTGGCGGATTAACGGGCGTTGCCCTGGGCACAATGATTCTTTAACAGCGAAATCATGAGTAAGAAGCAGGCGGAAGCTATTGAGATACGGAAGGTCACGAAGCGCATTTTCGGGCCGGTATCTTCGTTTGAGGAATTCCTCCGACAGACAATGAGCATAGATCCATCATGCAGAGAGTTCAAACTTGTGATCACGGGTGGCGATGACCATCACCTGACATGCATGATTATGTCAACCAATGTCATTGGCGCGGCATATGAGGCTCACGTCTCAGGATCTGATATACTCTCAGCGAAATGTATCAGGGAACTGGTGGGCGCACTGGAGAACATAAAGCATAACTATCATGACAAGGGAAGAGAGATACCTGGATCTGGTGTCGAGCTACGCTCAGATACCGGTGGAGGTGATAAAAAGTAAGACCAGGAAGGATCCGGTCAGGGAGACGCGGCAGATGGCTATGTATTTACTTAGGAGACATACCAGGCTTTCTGCAGCTAAGATCTCTGCATATTTTAACAGGACCAGTCATGCGGCCACGCTGAACGCGATCAAGAAGACCGAGGATCAGTTTGAGCTGTACCTGCACTTCCGTGATAAGTGGGCCCCGCTGCTAAATAAAGCCAAGAGCCTGGCGGATCTCATAGAGAGAGAAGAGAAGGACCGCCGCAGGATCTACAGCCAGATTATTAATCCGGGAGACATGTGCTGGTTCTGGAACGAGGGATCAGAGGAATTGCCCAGGCTGGGGACCCTGGCTTCAATCATTACTGACGAACAAATACCACAAAGAGTATTTACAGCTGCTGAATTCCCCGGCAGGTTTGACAGCTGTGTATATGCCGGCGAATATGTATTGCCTAAACAATTTCTGCAATGGAGAGACAGGAGCTTGAATATCGCATAATGCAGGAAGAGCGTCAGCGCATGAGAGCAATCAGGGGGTGCTTCTTTTCGCTCCTGGTCATGCTGGCCATAATAGGCATCACAGTAACAACTATAGTAGTAATCAACAGGGCACATGAGAAATTTAGTAATCGCACTGACATTGTTATTCGGGACCCTGAGCGCGGAATGCCCGGGGATCTCGATCGAGGAGAGCAATGATGAAGCTCTCCGGACTTATCTGATGACAATCGCGCCACTTAATACACAGACGCTCAAGGCAGCCTTCGAGCTTGAAGGTATTCACTGTCCCGCGGTAGTCTTAGCCCAGGCGCGTCTGGAGAGCGGAAACTTCTCCAGCATTCTCTGCAGAGAGCACAACAACCTCTTCGGCATGAAGCTGCCGGCAGTGAGACAGACATCCGCGGTGAGAGGCACCGATAACGGCTATGCAATTTATGATACCTGGTATGAGAGTGTCATAGACATGGCGCTCTTCCAGGAGTGGTACCGAAACCGCGGGCGGGACATGAGTGATTACTTCGGTTTTCTCCGGGCAATCGGTTATGCCGAGGATCAGGCATATATCCATAAGCTGAGGATCCTGATGGAGGGAAAAATCTGAGACTATGAATGAGCTACAGAAATTAATGGATGAAGTAGGATACTGGAGTGATGAAACCTTCGGATCAGGACAAAGGAGCCCTGCGATCCTGCATCACCTGGCAAAGGAGATCCCTGAGCTGTTGAATGCCATCAGCGATTATGACCGAGGAGCACTTGACATGCGGATAAATGTATCGGAGATGATGGAACTGCATAGGAAAATGCGCTTTGAGTTTGCCGATGCATTTATGCTTCTGCTAGATGCTGCCCGGAAACGTGGTTTTATGGCCGAGGATCTGATCCAGGTTACCAAGCTGAAGCTGGAGGTCAACAGGCGCAGAAAGTGGGGCAAACCTGACGAAAATGGGGTTATTGAACATTTACGCGAGTCATGAGAAAGCATATACATGTACAGATTGCTCCGGATGCCATTGCTACGGTAGAGCCTGATTGCTCTCCGGAGACGCTCCGGGCGCTCAAGATTGTAGCAGCTGAAGCCAGGATCAGAGCACTTCGCGGTAGTTATACTCTACGGAATGCAAACTGGGCATTTACCTGTTCAGCCTGCGGAGATGTGATTAACGCCGGTGAAGTTTACCTGGAGTATCAGAACGGGGACCGTGAATGTATCAATGAACTGCCGGCACGTCGGTTAAAACCATGCAGCAATGAGCCAGGTCGATGATATGACTGATGAGCATGACAACCTGAGGGCATTCAAAAGCCTGATGATATGGATCCCGGTGGGCTTACTGCTATGGACTGCTATAATTCTGCCTCTTGCATGTCAGCATGAAGATTTACCTGCAGCTGACTGTTACGAATGCACAACATATGTGATGCTGGAAAGATGTGATACGATTGAGTATTCCGCCGTCACAGACTCTCTCAAATGCGGATGGACTGAAGATGAAATCCGTCAGTACGAAATAAAGAACACCTACTCGCTCAGCGAGAAATGTTTTTACAAGATACAGGTTTGTAAATGTCAATTAAAAAGCAATTAAGATGAAAGCACTGATTACTGTCATTTTTGTGATCTTAATGATCAGCGGCTGTGAGAAGCCGGCACCGGATGTATGCAAGACATGCGTAACAATTACGACTGTCTTCAATCCCTCAGACACGACGACCGTGATCTCCGATCCTTTTGTCCTCTGTGGAGAGAGGCTTCGGGTGATGGATAACCTTGTCACCAGGATTACCAGTGAAGACCATGCTGAGAATATCCTGGTAGAGGTAACGGTTTGCGATTATGTCAAATGAACACTATTAACTTAATCAATAACGAAAGATGAGCACAAAGAAAAGCACTGAGAAGTTTGACTTTCACAGTATCACTACTGTTGAGAAAGCATTTGAGAAATGCGGTTATGATCCCAAGGCGATGCCGGATCTGTCCGGTCTGCCTGAGCAGATCAGGAATGCGCTGCTGAGCGCCTACCTGCTGATGGTTGTATTCGAGGCTATAAATGATGGCTGGCAGCCCGACTCTACCGATCGCGACCAGGTAAGGTATTTCCCCTGGCCGGATGTTTCGCGTTCCGGTCTCGGTTTTTCGTATTCGGATTTCGGCTACGGTCACGACCTTGCGAATGTGCGTGTCGGCTCCCGCCTTTGCACCGATTCATCGGCGAAGGCGCTCTTCATTCTGGATCAGTTCCAGGATCTCTGGAAGACATGGCTATTGGGCGTGAAAATAGACTAAGAGACTGAGGTTGTATGCTGCCAGAGCCGGATGTTTCGCGTTCCAGTCTCGGTTTTTCGAATTCGAATTACGACTACGATAACGACCATACGAATGCGCATGTCAGCTCCCACCTATGCGAAGAAACAGGCAGCATAGACCTTGCCACTTGGCAGAAGATCTAGCTTACCACAAAAGAGTACTGGTACCCGCCTTGGGGCGGAGACGGTGATCTTTCAAAGCAAAGGCTTTGGACTAGAAAAATACTTAAAGCCAAGACAAGAATTAATGATTCAGATTACAATTAATGTTTTTAACTTTGGGAAACTACGTCTAACTAAATCCTATTGTCATGAAAAAACTAACCATTCTGGCCTGTCTAATCCTGTTATTGACATCTTGTTCAAAAGAAGATCCGACTACGTATCAGATCATTAATGATTGTAAAGTTACAACTACCTCCACGGAGTACTTGAATGGATCCATTTATGAGGTGATCGTATTTCACTATTCCGGAGAGGATATTATAAAACAAGACAACATCGATGATGTCTCTTCGGGAGGTGGTAAATCGGCACTTATAGAAGCCCCGACCGGCAGTGAGAAAGTGAAGGTCTCATTTCAACTCCTTCCCCCGGAATCACCTTTTTATAACCTTTCTGCTAACGACAGAATGTATGTTGTCGCATTTACTGTTTTAGAGAAGGGTATAAATAATGTCATAAGAATAAACGATAACACCATGGTTGACGATGGTCTAGGCTTGGCTGGCGGCACAGAGTTAAGTAGCGTTAGTACGCGTTTTATTGCCAGCTGGTAGGAACTGCTTATTCGTTGGTAAATCAAGTGCAGCTGTAGAAATACGGTTGCACTTTTTTTATGTTATTATGGGAGTTTCAAACAGTCGTATGTCTATAACTATATTATCATCAAATTCTTTGATAGCTAACTTTGTCTTGAATAAAAAAACTGCAGACAATGTTTGTTATGGTTCTATCAAGAGATGCAAATGGTAATGTGTTACCATTAGTCCCGCTGAATGATTCTCATGATGTCAATGGCTCCAGCGCCTCTGCTCAGAGTAACGCTATCCAGGGTAATTGTGTAAGGATTCAAAGCCTGGGCAGCGTGATCCGATTCCGCATTGGAGATAATCCCACGGCTATAGCCACGGATCCGGCAATCGGTCCTGGCGCTGAATACTGGGCTCCTATTACTCCCGGCCAGAAGGTTGCTATAATTGGCGGCCAGGCAAACATAACCACGCCTGGCGTGTAACCTGACTGCTATGTGGAATAGAGGATCACTAGGCAGAATTGGAATGAGTCGGGGGTCGGGCCTTGACCTGTCGGAGACATCGTCGCTCTGGTACGGCTTCTCGATTGTAGAAGCCAACAGCTCTCCGGACGTCACCAGGGAGGGACAGATGTTATGGCATCGGGCGGATCAGAGTCCTATTCAATCTGCCATCAAAGGCGGCTGCCAGAATGATGACGGTACCTGGAATTACTTTTTCCTTCCCACGGACTGGAGCAAGAAAGCAGACGGCACTGCCAGTAACCGTGACGGGAGCGACGGGCAGGTGATGAACTACTGGCCGGACTTTTATTTCAAGGTCGAGATGAATAACCCCTCTGCAGGGATACATCTGTTTAAGTTCTCGCCGTATCCGATATCAGGTTTTACGAAGGTCAACAGTCACTCATTGTCAGCCTACCAGGCAGCTCTTGACAGAACAAATCTTAAGCTGAGCTCTGTAGTAAACAGTACTGCTCAGTACCGTGGCGGCAATAACAACGCGGCCTGGGATGCTTTGGCAAACACACTTCTGGGCAAGCCGGCCACTAACATCAACCGGACAAATTTCCGCACCTACGCCCGTAACCGCGGGACGGGCTGGAACCAGTACGGTTACAATGATCATAAGTGGCTGTTCTGGCTCTTTGTGCTCACCTATGCTACGCGCCACAGCCAGAAGGCTGTTAATGCTACCCTGGACTCGAATGGGTTCCGCCAGGGAGGACTGGGCAACGGCGTATCAACAGCGAACAGTACCGAGTGGAATACGTTCTGTGGTTATAACCCATTCATTCCTTGTGGTGCGTCAGATTCCCTGGGCAACGGCAGTGGAGAAGTTAACTATACCGTCACTGATTTCGGCGGAGCTGGTATTAACCGGACATTCACGGTGCCCAGATTTCTTGGCCACGAGAATCCCTTTGGGCATATCTGGATGATCCTTGATGGTATCAACATTAATATCCAGGCGGCAGACTCCGGAGGAGAATCCCAGGTCTGGGTATCGGATAACCCGGCTGCCTGGAATGACAGCAACTACACTGGTTATACCAACCGTGGTCTTATGCATAGGGCCAGCGGCTACATGAATAAAGCACTCCTGGGAGCAGGCGCAGAATTCGTACCCTCCGAGGCAGGGATCTCAGGATCAGGTACAGGCACCTACTATTGCGACTACTTCTACACATCTATACCTGCATCTGGAACCAGTTTAAGGATGCTCGTTGTCGGCGGCTATGCGGATGGTGGTGCGCTTGGCGGTTTCGCCTTCTCGTATTCGAATGACGCCCCGTCGTATGCGAATGTGCGTATCGGGTCGCGGCTTCGCTTTGAATTGGGTGCGTAGCACCCCGGGGCTCGCGATTTTTGAGGTTGTTCTTTGATTCAAAATACAGGTTGTCTGTGCGCGGCTCATTGTCGGCGGCAATGCGAATAATGGTGCGAATGACGGTTTCGCCTACTCGAATTCGAATAACACCCCGTCGAATGCGAATGTGAATATCGGGTCGCAGCTATGCTTTCAGAAAAAACTGTTGTTCGCGCAGAGACCTTGCCTCATGGCAAAAGATAACATTTACAGAAAGGGTACCGGTACTTGCCTCCGGTGGAGAAGGTTCCCGACTATGGAAGCGAAAGAGAAATGAAGAGAGTTGGAAACTTATATGATCGGATCTGCTCTGTAGAGAACCTGGTTCTTGCAGATAAGAACGCCCGCAAGGGTAAAACGCAAAGCGTTGGAGTGCGCATACACGATGCCAGGCGAGAGGATAATATCCAGGATCTTCACCAGGCACTCGTAAATAAGACCTTCAAAACATCTCCTTATCACACCTTCATGATCCATGATCCGAAGGACCGCGAGATCTACCAGCTCCCATATTACCCGGACCGGATAGTACATCATGCTGTCATGAACGTACTGGAGCCAATATGGATGTCAGTTTTTACTACTGATACCTACTCATGTATAAAGGGCCGTGGCATCCACGCTGTGGTCCGCAAGCTAAAAGAAGAGCTGAAAGATCGTCAGGGCACGGCTTACTGTCTGAAGCTCGATATCAGGAAGTTTTATCCTACTATTGATCATGATATCCTCAAGGCTATTGTCAGGCGCAAGATCAAAGATCCTGATGTGCTGTGGCTCCTGGACTCGGTTATTGACAGCGCCCCCGGAGTGCCGATCGGCAATTACCTGAGTCAGTACTTTGCCAATCTGTACCTGGCGTACTTCGATCACTGGATCAAAGAAGACCGCAAGGTAAAGTACTATTATCGGTATGCTGATGATATTGTTATCATGGGTGAGACCAAGGCGGAGCTCCATCAGCTCCTGGGAGAGATCCGGAATTATCTTACACAAAACCTTAAGCTGGAATTAAAGAGCAATTACCAGGTATTTCCTGTTGATGCACGTGGGGTTGATTTCGTAGGATATCGCTTCTTTCATACTCACGTTCTCCTGCGCAAGTCTATTAAGAAGAGCTTCGCGCGCGCGATCAAGCGCTCAGGCACCTCCAGGGTGCAAGCTCACGCTGCCTACTGGGGCTGGGCTAAACATTGCAACAGCCGTAATCTCATTAAAAAGCTATCGGCATGACAACATTCAAGGATCTCAATATTAATACCCATCCGGATCTGATGATGGGCGAGAAGGTGAAAATCTCAAAGGTACTGAATCGGGATATTCAAATCACGAATTACCGGATCGTAGAGAGCAAGTATCCGAAGAACAAAAGCGGCAAGTGCCTTCACCTGCAGTTCAAGATTGGTGATGAGCTGAAGATACTTTTCACGGGCAGTGACGTGCTGATCCACACCATTGAGCAGGTGAAGCTCGAAGATCTGCCAATCTTCTGTCAGATCATCCAGGAGGGCGAACATTACGAATTCAAATAAAGAAGCAGATGAATATTCATAGCAATGTACCATTCCCCAGGGAAGCGATCAGGTGGAAAGACGGCCAGTGGGCTCTTTTCGTCAATCACCAGGATAACGGTGTGCAGCCGGAAGAGACTGCCGGATCGAGATATACGGCTGACTTCACAATAACAAAGGAACTATCAGCGGTAGCTGCTATTGAGGCATTCACCAGGCAGCTGCAGGACCCTCAGCTTGATCAGGCTGTCATCGATAATGCCGAGGTAACAGGAGTGCCGGCCATAGATGTGACAGCAGAATACACAACCAAGGCCCCTGTATCGATATTTCCTCCTCTGCCAGCATCAGGATCTCTCAAGAAAGGCGAGATCTACAGTTATGGCGGCGGCGCTGTCATGGTTGTACAGGATCACCAGCGGACAATATACACACCTAAGGAGACCCCGGCATTGTTCTCGTTTTACAGGGAGGATCCCGAGGGAGCAGCTTGGATCCCGGGCGAAGATGTTGCTCTGAATGCTACCCGCACATTTGGAGGCAAGACATGGAAGTGCATCCAGGCTCATAAGACCCTCGAGGGCTGGGAACCGGATAAAACTCCAGCTCTCTGGCAGGAAGTGGTACAGCAGGGTACCGAAATCCCGGTATGGATACAGCCCACCGGTGGTCATGATGCCTATAACATAGGTGCAAAGGTTCATTATCCGACAATAACGGATCCGGTATATGAGAGCTTAATCAATGGTAATGTATGGTCACCGGTGGCATATCCTGCCGGCTGGCGTCAACTTTAAAACGTGAGTCATGAGTGATGTAGTAAAGCATTTTCTTGCAGGAGCAGTGATCTCCTCGGTGGTGACAGTAGTTGTATTGTTAATCCTGGGTACTGATAAGACAGCCTCTGACTGGGCGCTGGGATTAGCGTTTGCCTCAGCCCTTCTTGCTGGTGTAGGTAAAGAATGGTGGGACAAGAATCATGGAGGCTTTGTCGAGGCCGCAGACGTGACGGCCACATGGATGGGGGCTGTAGTCCCAATGGTAATATGGGGGATAATTCAGAATTATGTTTGACTATGGCGAAGATTTCCAAGATAAAAACCTTTGTCAATAAGATCAGCGACTGGGCTGGGTATATAGTAGCGATATCTGCTGCAGTGCCTATTGTGCTTGGTATATATAACAGGCTCGATCGGGTGTTTGAAGCTTTCAATAATAACGCTGACTCACTTCGAGTGATCAGGGCAGAGCAGATTGAAATGAAAGCTGATCTCGAGGCATTTGAGAGTACCGTGTTGGATAGCATTGCCATAATATCTGACAAGCTCAGGGAAGTACATGGCAACGTGTCAGCAGTTGAGAGATCTTACACCAAGTACATAAGAAATACCTTATCACCCCAGGAGTTTTTTGATTACATGGAGGGCATCACCTGGGAGCCAAAAAAAAAAGAGCTGACAGCATCCCTCCCGCAAAAACAGACTCAGTGAAATATAAAATTGTAGTTCGTAAAATTGAAAAGTGACCCTCCATGTTTGACATTGTTGCCTCTGCCCTGACTGTTGTAGTAATTGGATTCCTGTTTTATCTCTCATCATGCTATGTGCGCGAAAAGATGCGGCTTCTAAATGGTCATAAGCCAATCACCTTCTCAGACGAAGCACGCTATAATAAAAAGCTTGATCAGATAATGTTTGATATCTCTCAAACACTCCACGCTTCAAATGTATTCCTCGCCAGGCTACATAATAATGGCCACTGGAATAACGGTCGAAGCATGAAGAAATTCACAGTTATCCTGGAGAAGATTACTCCGATGGCCGCATCAATTCAACAGGACTATAAAGACGTCCTGTGTTCAAGGTATCCGGAGGCAATGGACTTTCTGTTTTATCATGGACTATACCTGCAGGCAGACCTGAGCCTGTGCCAGGATAAAAATCTGAAGAGGGATTTACAAACAAAACACGAATACAACTCAGTTTATATGTTCCTCATTCGCCAGGCTAACGGAGAGAAGACCGAGGAAGCGTTTATAGGCATACTTTACAGGGATCCCGTTGTGCTTGACCGTGAAAAGATGGATTATGTTAAATCCCTCCGGTTTGATATCCTGGGATTACTTAATATGACCAAGAAGATATGATTGCTTCTGCACTTAGAGACAGCAAGCTGTTCGAAAGTCATGCCGGCATTTCTCTGTTAACCACTGCACAATCTTTATTTTTGAGGTCATGAGCGCTTTGCGAGAATACTGCAATACTGAGGTCCGGAATAAGAAAAAAGGAAGGTCTGAGAAACGACTATACAGTCGGGATCTAAAAATAGTTGCAAGGTTTTACTACCATGCAAAAATCCGTGAGATGAATTTTGCAAAAGTCATAGACGCTCTTTCCAATGAGTTTGACCTGGATGAATCGGTTATAAATTTCCGACTGCGTTTCAGGCAGAATGAACTTGACGCTATTTTTGAGGAGTCACCCCAGCCTCACGTCCTGCAGATTCGCTATCCCTACTACGCCTGGTGAGCCGACAGATCATCGAAAGTGGTCTCAAATACCATCTCAATAATCTTGATGCCTGCATATCTGTTATCAGGCGACTGAGATCTCCTGGAGAACGAAGAGAACCCGGATGTATAGTAACCTTGCAGGGCAGCATATACCTTATCTACATCGGCAAAGATCTCTAGAGCAGCCGTCCTTCGTGCGGTTGATGCTCTGCTGTCTGTGGGCAGGGGGCACTCAAATGCCAGGCGGATCTTAACAAACGCCGACACTTGCTGAGTATCTTCACTCAGATCTTCACATCTGGGAAATGATATATCCACCAGGGCAACCGGAAAAACAACACCAGGTCGGATATCCATTGCCAGGACATCAAGCTGTCCCATATCAAAATCAATCATTTTAAGCTCAGGAACCTGGGCGGTTAGCCTGGCTACAATTGTTTCATACAGTTCTTTCATATCTATATTTATATAGCATTAAACGCTCCTTTAATCGCATTTAAAATAGTATCCTTCAGTCCCTGGCTAATTCCCATGAATCTTCTCATTGGCATAGGAATATTGTGAGGCTTGATAATAGGCAGATAAGTGCCATTCTTTGTTGCCCACTCAGTCGCCTTCTTTTTGCTGACAAACACTGCCTTCCCGTCATTCTTTTTATCCAGGAAGTACGGAGTGCCACCAGGGTGAGCAATAATTCCTCCCTCATTGTGTATCCTGGCATAAGGGACCTTATCGGATCCGGCTGATATGACAACCTTCTCCGAGGTTACTGACTTTGGTTTAATAGAGTTTACCAAGGCACCCGATCTTACCATAAGAGATCCGCGACTGACGGCCTTCTTTGTCTGAGGCCAGGCTTGACCATCCCATTCTTTGGTAGTAAATCGTTCTTTAAAGAAAGCAGTAGCCTTCTCCGCAACTATATTCGGAAGAGATCTCTCCAAAAATTCATTGGAGAGCTTGTCAAAAAAGTCATCTATTTCTTTAAAGGAGCCCATTTTAGTTATTACATTTGTACAGGACTGAATTGTGTGGGCGTAATACCGAGTCAGCACCTCGCAGGCGATGGGGGCAAGGTAGGCTGTCCAGGGCAGCGCACAGTAAGGCCAACCTGCATACCGGACGGGTAATTACCTGTCCGGTTTCTTTATGAGTAATCCGTGACGGTGCATTTGCCATAACTTGTTAAGATCTATTTTCTTGTTCGAGGGCTGTGTCGTTTGCATCTCATACCAGGTCTTCAACGCCAGTTTATTATTCTCTACCCTGCAGTTAGCAATGATGACTTTATCCCGGTAATACTTTACCAGGACATAATTATCATATAACCTGGAATGATAGTTGTTGAGAAAAACTTCATCCGGATCCAGCAGCGCCTCCTTTAATCCATCCCAAAGGGCAATCCTGTTACTGGATTTTGTGGTGTGATGTGAAAATGTTTTCTTGGATAGTTCGAGCGATCTGCCGTCGTAATTTTTGAGCCTTATGATTCCTTCGCTGCTTTCAGCATTCCATATCGCTTCTGCACTATTCTCAGTCACCGGCATGGTTGTCTTGGCAGCAGCTTTTAATTTTGGTACCGTGCTGCAGCCCCACTTCTCTGCAGTAAGTTTATCGAGATATGACGCTGCCCGGTTCGGGAATTTCCGAATGTACATCTGATTAGCCTGGAACACCTCCGCCGTTAATGCGCGATTAACTCCCCAGCCCTGGGCTTTCGCGCTCTTCCACTCATCGGTTTCGAAGTATTCATCTACCTTTTTCCGCTCCAGCTTTAAATCTATGCCGGCTGCCTCGTGTTTCATGAGTGGTTTTACCCGGCATCGGCAGTTCCATCCATTGGGTGGGTAGATTTTCTCCCACAATTTATCAGTACAGGCCAGGACAAGGTTATGCAGCTTACGATGCTCCAGCCTGACCTTTGCATCATTTATAGTGATGTATTGCCAGTATGGGAATATATCTTGCTGAGCGAGTAGCCTGTAATATGCGGCAGAACTCTCTGCAGTAAGATATGCGGTGTTATACTCGGTCTGCAGCCATGTCTCATTAAACTCTCCGGAGATGTCCCTTGCTTTCGTTAAGAAGTCATACCACCCTTTTGAACCTCTGAATGCCTCATTGAGTTTCTGTACCTCAGCCAGGGTTTTCGCAGCGGAGAACCTGAAAAGATTCATCTCCATTGCCGTTTTAAAAGCATCAGGAGTGTATCCATACTCAATGCCGATATCGGCAAAGTTCTGCTCTGAAAAGCCCGCATGAATTGCCTTTAGAAGCTGATCGGAGGTATAATAGAACAGATCAGGATCAAAGTAGTCCTCACCGGTTGCAACTCTCTTTGCAAGACCCTCGATGTTAAATCCAGGGAGATCTACAAGATCATAATGTATGTGGTGATCTCCATCCTCTAGAGCTGACGCCCCCTCCCTGGGGGCTGATACGAAAAAACTTTCCAGCCCTTCCTTTAGTTTTGTCCAAAACGATTGCTCATCATCGGACATTTTTTTATCCTGGACCTTTTTTCCTGCAGGCACATCATCCGGTTTCGTAGTGGAAGCCTTTTTTTGTACTCCCTCCGGACGCGGAATGCCGTAGGTATCATAAAGGAAGTCATCATCGATTTCGAGTTTAAGATCATTCTTAAATTTGGTATGAATCTCCATCATGTCCATCATGGAAAGAGATTCACCAGCTTCAATAAATGTAAACCAGCCACCATTTACCGGATAACCTCTTTTCTCAAGCCTGGGCAAGAGCTCAGTGTTAAGGATCCTCTGTACGAAGCGGCGGTCTGCCTTATTTATTGACTCCTCAACCTCCTTATGTGTTTCACTCTGGCTCTTTGATGACCCGTTGATTGTTGTCATCGTTTGACCAAGAATAGAGATCAGGATCTCTTCGTTGCAAGCCTTTCTCAGCAGGTCGTATAAAACACCATTGCCTGATGTTTTACTTTCTACCAGCTCAATATCTGTCTCCTTGGGATGTACTATCCAGGACTTTCCCCCAGAGAGCTCGAGGGCCTCTTCCAGGAGTTCCCTGCTTTTATCATCCTGGGCGCTGTAAGAACCTTTCTTGAATGGCATACCAAACAATTCCGCAAACTCCGCCCAGTCTCCGAAGTCTCCACGCTTATATATCACATAGGGAGCAGCCCGGAGGATCTGACCAAATTCCTTGTCTTTTCCTGCCTCAAGGAAGAAATCGTCACCCCGGTATGGTATCCCGACTTCATCGCCTGGATTGATAACGATAAGACCTTTCTGCACATAAATGTGCTGGCGAGGGATATTGTAAACTTGGAGGCGCCCGCTGGAGAAGTCAAGCTCTATGACCGACTTCCCCCAAAACCTTGCATTCAGAATCTCGGTCAGTAATTCCTCAAAGACCGGGCTATCGATCAGATCTTCCATTTCAGGTAATGGCTTTTCATCTTTCATGAACCGGAGCTCTGCATTGGTAATCGCATTTATCCTCTTTTCAATTGATGTTGAAAGTACCGGATCGAGAAGGATGTCTTCATAAAGGTCATACAGCTTCTGCCTCCTGTCATTGTCGGCTGCCTTCAGTGCTGTACGCCACTGCCCCACATCGAGGGCGCTACGGTTTAGCTTCCGCACCACAAGGGTATTTATTACAAGTCCCTTGTTATCTTTCTTGTCTTTACGAGCTATAGTTGCCATTGTCTAAAAGTGTTGTTCACGTTTCGGATTGCTGCCATATATTACTTTGCCTAATGCCACCGCCGATGCCGGGAGATCAGGAACCACGTCACCCTTTTGTACTGCCTTTAGCCAGGCGATAGCGCGGTCATATCGTTTTTCTCTCAGCTCCAGGTCCGCCTGGTAATTACTCAGCGCCATCAGGTGCCAAACGGCCATATCTTTTACAAAGGTTAGGAGTAAGGCATGACGATCAGAACCGGTAGCAGCAAACAAAGTTGCTACATCGAAAGCAGTGAGATATCCCTTTGCTTCTGAAATAGCACCGTCGATGGCCGATGTCACCAGTGTATCATCAGATCCCGTTATGACATCAATCGAGTCGATGTTCATGTGAGTTTTAAGCTCTTCTTTTGTTGTAAACATGATTAGTATCGTTTTGAAGATTTCCTCTTGGTTCCTATCACTATCTTGCCCAGGGCTGCCATTTTATTATTAATGATCCAGACAGCGCCCTCCACAGCATCAGGACCGTCAACATGGGCTGACAGCTGTGGGTCAACGGCCTTGAATTGCTCCTCGAGTCGCTGCATATGAGGGTTCGACTTCTCCGCAATGTTTAATATCAGGCGACCCTGACGGTTGAGAGGCTCGAGATTACCCTCTATCCTGGCGAACTTGTCTGGCTTTTTCCGCTCATCAGGAGAGACATGTATGTAATGCTGCCTTGCCGCACCCTCTGATGCGAAGAGCGGCGCAATCACCTGTTCATAGAAGGGATCCTGCAGAGAGTTATTTTCGATATAATTGTACATCTGGCTGCGACCATGGACATATTCCTCGAGATCATAATACCAGGTAACAAAGCGGCTGTTCTTTACCTGCTCCAGGTAGCAGGAAATAATATAGAATTTGCCATCAAGCTCTCCCACCAAAGGCATAGCCTTGTAGCAGTTATCCTTATTTTCCTTATTCGACGGTGCCGGATCACCGTAAACCACCAGAAACCTGAATTTATGTAAGGCGGGAACCTCTCCCCAGGATATCTCCTTGAAGACAGATCCATTGCGGACCGGGTTATTGAAGTATTCCTGTTGGGCAGCAACATAGCTGATTTTGGAGAGCATGTAATCAATATCCTCTTCGCTATTTCGTTCAGGCCACGCACTCTTGCCATTCTTATCGCGGATATTGATAACATCACTATGGTCTGCCTTTTCAATTGCCCTGGTGATGCAGCAATCCTTTGCAATAATGTTACCCAGGAATAGAATGATATAGTTTTTCGAGAGAGAAACGGTTGGCATTACTGCCTTTTCTATCCAATCCCATTTTTGAGATATACGCTTAGCGCTGCGCGTTTCTTCGTCAGTGTCGATATCATCAAAGAGTATAAAGTCTGGGCGGACCTCTTCATTTCGGGTACCACGGGGAGATTGACCGGCGCCCAGCGCCCGGAAGGATACTCCGGATCTTGTTACGAATTCGCCTGCGACCCAGCTGCCCAGGTTCTCCTGGATGCCATAATCGTTAATGATCCTGGAGTTGCTCTCCAGGTTTATCATGAACGGACGCAATAGGCGTTCAGCATTCTCCCAGGTGCTGGAGATTAACAGTACGTTCTTAACCTTTCCGGTTAAAGCCAGGTTAAGGATCTCCATCATTGCCCTGGTCGACTTTGATAGTTCACGCGCCCAGGCACGCACCTCATACCAGTGTTTCAGCTTCGTATTTAGAAGCCTTTTAGTAGCTTTTTTATGAAAGTCTGCCGGCTTGCTGTTATAGTAGTTTGGGAAGTAATACTGAAACCAGGCTTCATAATTACTTTCAAGCTTCGCAATTCTTCGCTGTTTATCGAGCTCTGATTCCGTTGTATCAACGGTCGTTGCTTTTACCAGGTTTGCCCGGAATTCTTCCCAGTCTTTAAACGCCTGTCTGTCGATTGCCCGGACCATCTTACTTCTTAAGTTGATCTTTCAAGAATGCATCCATAAATACAGCAAATTCCTTTGCCTTCTCAAGGTCTACTGGACGCAGCCAGTTCAGAAATCTTTTTGAAACCTCGACTATATCTGCTATTGAAGCTTCTGATTCAAGATTCTTTGCCGCTGCAGTGAGCTTGACAATGACGTCGGCATCTTTGGATCCGGCATACCTGGATCCGACCTCCTTCTTTTTGATCGCAAGGGTAATTTCTTCCAGCTGCTCATATATCCTGTGAAGTTGCTCTTCTTTGGTTATGATGAGCGACTGACGCATCCGTCGCCATTCTCCTTCATTGGCATTAACCCACTTTGAAATAGTCTGCTCCGACACCCCAACCCGCTCAGCAATTTCCTTTTGTGCTAAGCCTTCTCTGGTGAAGAGAAGTTTTGCAAGCTCCTTTTTCTGATCAGCCTTCATAATCTCAATGATTTAGGGCAAAACTAAGGCTTATTATACGGGGAAAAGAGCCGCATACTTATAATAAGGCAATGAGGTTACTATGATAAATGTCTGATTTGCAAAGGCTATTAATGCTTCGTTGATTTGTTGCTGCTATTGTGAAATTTAACGAAGCTCAAATGCCCAAAACATTTGTTCTCACTGACGAATCACTGAATAACTACGGCTTCTGGCTGCCAACATCAGGGGCAGTACTGGATCAGTTCAAAAAGAATCCTATCATGTTGTGGATGCACAACCGCGCATGGAGGGGAACTAAGGACGAGATCCTTCCTATTGGCTACTGGGATAACGTGCGGATCGAAGGGGGCAAGATATTGGCTGATGCTGTCTTCGACGACAATGATGATTTTGCCGCAAGTATTGGCGATAAGGTCGAGAACAATGTTCTCAGGATGGCGTCCTGCGGCATCAAGGTCGTGGAGACATCTACTGATCCTAAGTGGCTCAAGCCAGGGCAGACCTGCGAGACTCCTACAAAGTGGGTACTCAGGGAGGCATCCATAGTTGACATTGGTTCCAACGACAATGCTCTCAGTCTTGCGTTCTACGATGATAATGATGAGTTGATCAATCTCGCGGATGCAGCCAAGATGCCGTTAAAGAAATTGCTTAATGATGACACTAACACAAATTCAATACACATGAAAAAAATCGCAAAGCTCCTGGGTCTTGCTGAGGACTCAAATGAGGACCAGCTTGTCCAGACCATACAGCAGCTCAACGACAAGGTCAGTGCTGCCGAGAATGCAAAGACAGCTGCAGAAACACAGCTGGCCGATTATCAGAGGAGGGAGTCTGACGCCAGGAAGGCAGAAGCCAAGCAGCTGCTTGATTCAGCGATTGCCGATGGCAGACTGAATGCAGAGATGCGCCCCTCATGGGAATCTCTCTTTGACAAGGATCACGAATCTACCAAACTGGCCCTGACGGCAATACCCAAGCGCGCAAGTGTAAAGGAAGCACTGGCCGGATCTGATCCCAAGAATGTCTCCGAAAGGGAAAGACTTGCTAAGCTTTCCTGGGATGAACTCGATAAGCAGGGAGATCTCAGGACTCTCAAGGAGAAGTATGAAGATCTCTATGAGGAGAAATTCGAGCAGAAGTTCAACAAAAAACCTGACAAGAAGTAATCAACAGCGCTATGTACACAAACAAGAATTCCGCAGGACAATTCCAGTCCTTCAACTTCGTAGCTCCTGATGGAGTTTCGAGTGAAAAGAATGAGGTTCTGTTTCCTTTTCATGAGAAGCAGACTCCCGATTATGCAGCCACCCTTGCAGTTACGGTTAAGCACATGGATACATTTGTCCAGCCTGAAGAACTGACCGGCGCTGTAACTCTTAACCTGACAATTGACAGCCAGGTTACCGCTGGTGCTAAGCTGCACCTGAAGCTCGATGCTGATGGAACCAACAGAACCGTTACCCTGGGTACCGGGTTTGATGCTTCCGCAGCGGATATCACAGTAACAGCAAATACCGTAGTATTCAAGTCTTTTGTTTACGACGGTACTGCATTCGTGCCTGTAAGCTAGTGCAAACTCAAAATCGCTATACCGTGAAAACATTCAAATTCATCTCATCCCTCGCAGTGGTGCTTCTTTTCAGCACCATCCTGTCATCAGTTATCGCTCCCAATCTTGATCTTCCAATGGGGGCAGTCTTCGGCACTCTCACTGCCTTATCTCTCATTCCAACTCCGAAAGGTGTTGCCTTCATGGCAATCCAGAAGGAGATCTGGCTGGGAGATATAGTCGGGAATCTCTTTAAGTCAAACCCGCATCTTGGCTATGCAATGAATGCCGATGAGTTTGTGCTTAACGGGAAGGTGGTTCATATACCTAATGCCGGGTCTAAACCTGGGGTACAAAAGAACCGAACAAAGCTTCCTGCTACCGTTATAAAGCGAAACGATGTTGATATTACATTCTCGCTCGATGAGTTTACCTCAGATCCGATGCGGATTGACAACGCCGAGAAATATGAGCTCTCCTATGATCTGAGAAACTCAATAATCGGAGAGCAGAAATCTGCGATTGCAGAACTGGTTGGAGACTGGTTCTTCAGGTACTGGGCACCGACTCTGGCAACAGCCATGCGCAGGACAACGGGCGCCAACGTGGCTACCCATTATGGTACCGGCACCCGGAAGCTTGTCACACTGGATGACATCAAGGCAATCCAGAAGATGATGAATAACTGGAACATTCCCCAGGAGGGCCGCGTTGCTGTACTGGATGCCGAGATGATGGACCAGTTTACTTCGACGCTGAATGCAACCACTTACCGCGATTTCTCCGCGGCATACGATGCTCAGCGCGGAGTCATCGGCAAGCTTTACGGCTTTGATTTCCTCGATCCCAGGTCAAGTGTACTGCGCTACAGCGCTGACACGACACCGGTTCCTTATGATCCGGACGATGCAGTTGCATCAACAGACTTTGCTGCCGGCCTCTTCTGGCAGAAGGATCTTGTTATCCGTGCAATGGGTCAGCATGAGCTCTTCGAGAGCACCGGCGATCCCACCGTCTATGGTGACATCTACTCAGCTCTGATGCGCGCAGGTGGCCGCATCAAGAGGAATGACGGGAAAGGTGTTATTGCTCTCGTCCAGGCTGTCGGCGCATAACAGATGAAGAGGAATCTGACCATACTAGCGGTTATCACAGTCTTTTTCATCCTGATCGGATGTAACAGACATGTGATACCCGTTACCGTGGTCACCACAGAGGACTCTACCACTACATCAGTCAGTAATACATACATTCGTGAAGATCTCCTGGGCAAACCCGACAGTGCTATCATCAGTGCCCTGCTGAAGTGCGATAGTCTTGGAAACATCTATATCCAGACTATCGCACAACTGCAAGGGGAGATAGTGGCCCAGTCGCTTCAGTTGTCCAATAACTCTGTTTCAGTAATAGCTTCAGCTCAGCATTGGGTAACAGCAGAAAGTCAGAATAGAGACAGCATCAGGATTGAAATCAGGGAGGTTCCCGTTCCATATCCTGTAGAGAAGATTACAAATAAGCTGACATCCTGGCAATCATTTCAGATATGGATCGGCAGAATAGTATTGATCTCAGGGCTTATTTATCTCCTGGTTGTCTTGCTTAAAAAGAGATTCACGATCATTAGCAAACTATTTAAACAGTAATACAATGGCAGAAACAAGGCTTATTGGTTTAACCAGCATAAAGATAGGTGCTATAGCAGGCGATGGAGGAATGGGCACGACCCTGGCTGCGCTTGGTGTTACCTACAAGGATACTGCTGAGATCACCCAGGATGATCCCGTCATCACTGAACATAACAGCGAGGAGAACGATGAACCGGAGGAGACTATCGCCACTAAAGGGAAGACCACGGTAAAGTGGAGTATCATTGACGCTACTCCGGCGACTCTTGTGAAGGTTCTGGGCGGCACAGTGACAGGAACGGCACCCGATGAAGTATGGAATGCTCCTGCGACAGCAACGGATATCGAACAGTCAATAGAGATTACGCCCAAGTCCGGTCCCGCTATCAACATCGTGCGGGCGAAGATCCAGGCGAAGATCAACTATAAGCTGGCGAGAACCGGCATATTCCTGGTTGACATTATCGCAACCGTACTTACGCCTACAAAGGCGGCTACACCACCGATAACAATCGGTTAGAGTAACCAAACATGAAAAGCCTCTCACCGAGGCTTTTTTTAAATCATTTTGTATGGACACTGAAAAACTTGCAGCTGAGGTATTACTTGATAAGGGCGTTGCCTGGAGGCTCCCCTCTCCATGGTTCCTGAGGATCTTCGGGAAATCAACTGTAAGGTTATCTATAAAACCTCTTCGGCTGGGAACTCTGCTTGAGTTATCCAGGCTTTATCTGGCTATGGGAATTACCGAGGAAAAGCTTTCTGGCGATGTGAACCAGTTGATCCGGTCAAATGTGACAATGGTAAGCCGGATAGCGGCCATATGTGTTCTCAATTCACGGCTCCGGATCCGGCTGTTCACAAATATCCTTGCCAGATTCTTACAAAACAGACTTACAGGTAATGCGATGCTGGAGCTCATGATGTTTGTGGTGACGCTTAGCGGGGCATCGGCTTTTTTGAGTACTATCAGATTGATCGGGGTGATGAAGATGACATCTCCGAGGAATCTGGGTCCGGAAGATCAGGGGAGTCAACAGTCCTAGGACTGCATAGCCTCTGGGGTACAATACTCAGTTTGCAGGAGAAGATTGGTTGTACTCATGATTACATTTTATGGGGAGAATCCTGGCTGAATATTCAGATGAAGATATCTGACAGTGCAAGGGTGGGTAAACGTAAAAAGCATATTGAGACTGAGGATGAGTTAAGAGAATTTTTGAAAATAAACAACTGATATGACCGATAAGCTTGGACCTATAGAAATTGAATTCCTGCTCGATAAGAAGGCAAATGAGGAAGCTAAAAGGCTGAAGGCATCTCTCGATGATATCGGTCCCTCCGGTAAGAAATCTGCAGAATCACTGAAAACTGCCGTGCAGGAACAGAAGAATGTCATTGCCGGCATCGAGAAGGATATTAAAAAGCTCGAGAGCATGTTGAAGACAATTGCTCCGGGAATG